GCTCTGCCCGGGTACTTCAGACGTCTACTTGTTCCGCTATTGCCAGGGCGTCATCTACTTCAATGCCCAGGTATCTGACGGTACTTTCGATCTTGGTATGTCCAAGCAGAAGTTGAACGGCCCTGAGATTTCCGGTCCGCCGGCGGTGGTGCCGGTCTCGAGGTCGGTGCCCGGCCTGCTCTTGTCATCCGCACAGGCGACCGCAAGGGTCGCGCCGCATATGCTGAGTGCTCCTCGCGCCATCGATCTGATGGTCATGGCTGCTCTCCTCACCGCCCTCTGACACTAACCCTCAATCCGCGCCGGACAGATCCCGCGTCGCCCGTACCTTGCCGCTTTGTGTCACGCACATTGACCAATGCGTCCTAGTCAGCATGCCTCTGCGCTCGCCATTCTCAAGATGGATGCGAAATCATGCGCTGTGCCCCGAAATTCAGCGGGGCCGGGCCTGAGCCCTCGATTGGAACTGGGCTAAGCAAAGACGTCTTCCTTCATCGGTATCGTCATGGCTCTTTACCTCGTACGAAAGGGCTGCCAACTGCTTCGTCTGGATGTCCGGATAGAGCTGGAGGGACAAGGTGCATTGCCCATCTCGATAGAGCCACCGCTTGCCTGGTGGCCGATCCTGCTCTTCGGTGGGGGGGCCGAGCAAACTCCGGAGCTCCGTCTCGCTCTTTCCGGCGAACCGTACGGGAGGCGCGTTGGGAGGAGTGGGAGCCGGCGAAGTGGCAGCCGCATCGGTTGCGGCTGGAGAAGGCACCGGCGGAGTGGCAGCCGCATCGGTTGCAGCTGGAGAAGGATCTGGGGTGCCAGGGGTGGCGCTATCGACGGACGGTGCCTTGGTCCTGGCAACAGGCCTCGCGGTCGCCACGTTTCGGCCCTTCGGCGTGGGTGGCGAGGAGAGGGCACGGGAAAGGTCGTCTTTGATCGGTTGGGGCTGCTGACATCCCCCAGCATTCAAGAGCGCGAGAACCGTCGCGGCAGTCAGGATCGCTCTGATTGTCATTTCGTCTTCCCTCGCCTTTGGCGCCCAAGGGCTAACACCGCAGATTCGCGCACTGTCTGGAAGTGGCGTGAAGTGTTCAGGTGGTGACTGCAGCGAGAGCATCGCTCGCCAGGCGTTGACGAATACCGCGGATCGGTTCCCAAATAGGCTATCTAAAGGATTCTTTAGAACAGGCTTGACTTTCATCTGCAATGCCTTGTCTTGAGAGGGCCGATACTCGCTCGAAGGAGGTCGGCCATGGCCACCAACAACCTGCAGCAACGAACCGGCCGCGCGCATAAAGCGGCCGTAAAATGGCCGCTTTGCTTCCGGACGCGTCCATACTCGGGCGGGCGCGGCCCGGGGCGCCGGCACGTGGAGACGGTGTTCGCCGGCTCCGTGCCGGCGCTTTGCCCGCTCTGCAAAGTCCCACTAAAAAATTCTTTAGAAAAGCACTTGACTCTTGGCTGCAATGCCTTGTCTTGAAGGTGCCGACACTGACCGAAGGAGAACGTCAATGGCGGCAAACAGCCCGTCCGACAATGCGCAACAGGCAGCCGACCGCGAGCAGATGGTCCGCCGCGCCCGCGAAGTGCTGACCGGCGCCGACTGGGTGTTCGACGCCTTCGTCGAGGCCGAGATGCGGGCGATCCGCAACAGCGGTCCCGAGGAGCGCGAGGCGCGCGAGGAAGCGTACCGGCGCGCGCGCGTCGCCGCGGAGCTGAAGGGCCGGCTCGAGTCCCTGATTGACAGCTACGACTTCGACACGCGGCTGCGGGAGCGCCGCTGAGCACAGGAGAATTGCGATGGAACGCGAGAACGAAATGACTGCTTCCGAAGCGGCGGAGATCGCCGACGCGGCGGCGCTGATGGAAACCGAAAGAGCCGCGCCTGCGGAGGAGGGGCGGCCGGCGACCGAGGCGGACCCAGGTCATGAGGCCGATGTTGAGGTCGGGTCCGCCTCGGAAGCGCCCGACGGCGCGACGGCAGAGCCCGCGCCCGAGTTCTGGAACGCCGAGGACAAGGCCGCCTGGAATGCGGTGCCACCCGAGCTGCGCCCGGTCCTGCGCAAGTATGAGCAGCAGCGCGTCGAGTTCGTGAACGAAAAGGCGCGCGAGGCTGCGGCCGTGCGCGCCCAGGCCATTGAGGAGGTGCGCCGCGCCAACGCCGCTGCCGAGCAGACCGCCGCGTGGTGGCAGCAAGCCGCGCCCGCCCTGCAACGCGCCTTCGTCGACAAGTGGTCCCACGTCAACTGGGCCGAGCTCGCCGAGAAGGACCCCAAGGAATGGGCACGGCTGAACCAACAACGCCTCGACGAAGCCAACCTGTTGGCGGAAGCCAACCGCCGCGGCGAGGCCGAGCTCGTGGCCGCCCGCCAGCGCGCCGAACAGGAGTTCCAGTCGGCTCGCCGCAGCGAGCAGGCCAAGCTCGCCGCCAAGCTGCCCGACTGGTTCGGCACGCCCGACATTGCGCAGAAGACGATGGACGGCCTGCGCGCCTTCCTGTTCAGCCGGGGCATCCCGCCCGATCGCATCGACGCCATCTACGAAGCACCCATCATCGAGCTGGCGTTCAGCGCCTGGCGTTTCGAGCAGGCGCAAGAACTTGCCCGCCGTGGCTCCGCGCGAGCCAGGGAAGGGCGTCCGACACCGACCCGTGTCGCTCCCGGACCGGGCGCCGCCGCACAAGCGCGCGCCGGCAACCGCCAGGGCGACGAGGCGCGGCAAGTCGGCGAGCGGTTCCGGCGAACCGGCGGCGCTTCCCTCGCGGACGCGGCCGAGCTGATCCGTCTCAGTGGCCTGTAACCAGGCCCGGCAACAACCTCTGACAAACCTCAACTCAATCGCAAGGAGGCCGCCGTGCCGGCGCCGACCAACACCTTCATCACCAACAATGCCGTGGGCAACCGCGAGTCGCTGCACGACATCATCACCATCCTCAACAAGGACGAGACGCCGTTCCAGTCGGCGATCGGCTCGGGCAGCGCCGAGGCCACCTACGAGGAATGGCAGCTCGATTCGCTGGGCAACCCCGACACCTCGAACGCCCAGCTCGAAGGCGACGACACCACGGCCGCGGCCATCGTGCCGACCGCGCGCGTGGGCAATCGCACCCAGATCCTCAAGAAGCCGTTCACCATCTCCACCACCCAGGAGGTGGTGAAGAAGGCCGGCCGCGACAGCGAGATCAGCTACCAGACCGCGCTCGCCGGCCGGCGCATCAAGATGGACCTCGAAGCCATCGCCTGCCAGAACCAGGCGAGCAACGCCCAGGCCGGCGCCACGCCGCGGCGGCTGGGCGGCTTCGAGAGCTGGATCGCCACCAATGTGAGCCGCGGCGCCGGCGGCTCGTCCGGCGGCTTCACCTCGGGCAACACGGTGGCGCCGACCGACGGCACGACCCGCGCCTCGACCGAGGCGCTGCTCAAGACGGTGATCCGCTCGGCCTGGAATGCCGGCGGCCGGCCGACGCTGCTGCTGATGGGCAGCGCGCAGAAGCAGAATTTCTCCGGTTTCACCGGCATCGCCACCCAGTACCAGGAGCCCAGGGGCAAGGCCGCCACGGTGATCGGCGCGGTCGATCGCTACGTCAGCGATTTCGGCACGCTCAGCGCCGTCGCCAGCCGCTACATGCGCGGCCGCGAGATCGCCGTCGTCGATCCCTCGCTGTGGCGCGTGCTGTGGCTGCGCAAGTGGAAGAAGGAGGAGCTCGCCAAGACCGGCGACGCCCGCAAGTTCCACGTCATCGGCGAGGCCACCCTCGAAAGCCGCAACGAAGCCGGCAACGGCATCGTCGCCGACCTGTCGTGATCCCTCTGATCCGAAGGACCAACGTCATGACCACGACTCCCAGCGAATCCCAGGCCGGACCGGCGGAATCCCAGGCGAACCCACCAGATGCGCAGGCCAACCAGACGCCGCCGGCCGGGCCCGCGATGTCGGAGGTGATCGTCATGGACGATCACATCTACCTGCCGCTCGATGCCGCGGGCGACGTATTACCAGACTGGGCGGTGACTGGTATTGCCACCGAAAAAGTCATGCGGGGCACGCGGTTACGCATGCCGGACGACCTCGCGCTCCAGCTCAACGAGCACCGCAAGCGGGTGGAGATCCTCTGATGTCCCGCCGCCTCATCGACTGGAACCGCGAGACCGGCGTCGCCCATTGGTGGCTGGAGGACGGCGAGGGCAACTGGGCCCAGCAGTCCTCCCAGCACACCCAGGCGCTGCTCGACCTCAACAGGGAAGCGCAGAACCACTGCGATCCGTGGAACGCCGCGCGCGACATGCGTCTGGTGGCGCGCATCCCGCTCATCATCGTCGCCAAGTGGCGCAACGAGCTCGGCGTCGACTACTTCGACCCCGACCACCAGGCCAAGGTCGACGCGCTTCTCAACGATCCAGAGTGGCGCTGGCTGCGGACCGACGCGGGGATGATCTAGATGCGCGCCATCTTCTTCGCCATGCGCGGCCGGCCGCGTCGATCAGCCACCAGCACACCCGTTGCCGGCCGAACGACCTTGCCGCCCACCGACAGCTGGCCGCGCCTGGCCATGGCGGCGGTCAACGTGGGGCCATCATCACGATCAGTCCGTGGACGCTTTGAAGACGGCGACTTCCTCGGCATTGCCCTTCCTCATCGAGAGGATGCGCCGGCTATAGCCAGCGCTTCCGCTCCAGGGAGCCTATGACATGCCCGCGCAGATCACCACCTACGGCGGGCTGCGGGCAGGCGTGCTGGCCTGGCTGGCGCGCAGCGGCGATGCGCTTCTGGACGCGCGCTTCGACGACTTCCTGCTGAACTGCGAGCGGCGCCTGTACTGGGGCTACGCCACCGAGGACCCCGGCAATCCGCTGCGCTCCGACCCGCTGCGCATCGTCGAGATGGAAACGGTGGATCCCGCCTTCGCGCTCTTGGCCGTGACGCCGCAGCCGGCGGCCTTCCTCGAGCTGATCTCCGCCCAGCTCAACAGCCCCAACGCGCCGCTGCAGATCGTGGCCCAGCGCACGATCGACGGCTACGCCTCCTCGACGCCCAACCAGCCGCGCCTGATCGCGGTCAGCGGCTCGAATTTCCGCGTCTTCCCCGATCCCGGCGCGGGCAGCTACGCAGCGACGCTGCGCTACTACCAGAAGCTCAGCACCCCGACGGCGTCCGCCGCCAACGCGATCCTGACCAACTATCCGGACCTCTACCTCTACGGCTGCCTGGTCGAGGCCGCGATCTTCACCCAGGACGAGCCGGCGGCGCTGCGCTACCTGCCGCTCTACAACGCCAGCGTCGCCGGCCTGAACGCACGCACCCAGCGCATCACGGCGTCCAGTGTGCCGGTCATTCGCCTGCGGGCGGGGAGGCTGCCATGACGGTGATCCCCTTCGCCGAATGGCGCCCCGACATGCCGGCACTCGGTCAGTGGGCGCGCGAGGCGCTGAACGTCGTGCCCGACGAGGAGAGCTATCGCCCGCTCAATGCGCTGAGCGGCGTCTCCAGCGCGCTCGCCTCGCGCGCCCAAGGCGCCGCCTGGTTCCGCGCGCCGGCCAATGTCGTAAAGATGTTCGCGGGCGACAGCAGCAAGCTCTACCTGCTGTCGGGCTCGACCTGGAACGACGTCTCGCGCAGCTCGGGCGGCGCCTATGCGCCCGGCGCCGACGGCACCTGGCGCTTCACCCAGTTCGGCAACCTCGCGCTGGCGGTGAACGGCGTCGACGCGCCCCAGAAGTTCGATCTCGCGCTCGGCACCAACTGGACCGCACTTTCAGGCTCGCCGCCGATCGGGACCTTCATCGCCACGGTCAAGGACTTCGTGCTGATGGGCCGGATTGGCTCGACGCCGCAGCGCGTGCAGTGGTCGGGCCTCAACAATGCCGAGCTGTGGGGCAGCGTGCCGGCCAACCAGGCCGACTTCCAGGACCTGCCCGACGGCGGCAACGTCACCGGCCTTATAGGCGGCGAGCTCGGCGTCGTCCTGCAGGAGACGGCGGTGCGGCGCATGACCTACGAGGGCAGCCCGATCGTCTTTCGCATCGACAAGATCGCCACCGACCTGGGCTGCAGCGTGCCGGGCAGCGTGGCGAGCCTCTTGGACATGGCGTTCTTCGTGCACAAGAGCGGCTTCTACATGGTGCAGGCCGGCCAGGCGATCACGCCGATCGGCCGCGGCAAGGTCGACCGCACCTTCTGGGCCGAGTTCGACGAGACCAACCAGTTCCGCTGCTCGGCGGCGATCGATCCGGTGCGCGGGCTCTACGTCTTCGCCTATCCCGCCAACGGCTCGGGCGGCACGCCCAACCGGCTGTTGATCTACAACTGGCGCACCCAGAAGTGGTCGCGCGCACAGGTCGCCTGCGAGATCGTGTTCGGCGGCGTCAGCCAGCAGGGCTATACGCTCGAGCAGCTCGATCCGTTCGGCACGCTCGAGACGCTGCCCTACTCGCTCGATTCGTCGTTCTGGACCGGCACGGTGTCGCTCCTGCTGTTCGGCTTCGACACCAACCACAAGAGCGGCAGCTTCTCGGGCCCGGCCCTCGAGGCCACGGTCGAAACGGCGGAAATCAATCCGGGCAACGGCACGCGCTCCGTCGTACGCGGCTGCCGGCCGCTGATCGACGGTGGCGCGCCGCAGATCCAGCTCGGCGCGCGCGACGTCCAGCAGGCCGCCGTGGCCTGGGGCGCGCCGATCGGGCTGACGCAAGCGGGTCTCGCGCCGCTCTACCAGAGCGGCCGCTACTTCCGGCTCCGCGCCACCATGCTCGCGGGCCAGGTATGGACCAACCTGCAGGGCATCGATGACCTCGACGTCCGGCCGGGAGGCGCGCAATGAGTCTGCCGGCCCTGCAGCCCACCGCCGACACCCGCTCGATCACCGAGCGCGTCAACGTGCTCATACGCGACTACAACACCCAGCTGCGCCTGCCGCCCGGCGTGGTGCTGCCGTTTGCCGGCACGACCGCGCCCGTGGGCTTCCTGCTGTGCGGGGGCCAGGCGGTCTCGCGCGCAGCCTATCCCGACCTGTTCGCCGCCATCAGCACGACCTTTGGCGCGGGCGACGGCTCGACCACCTTCAACCTGCCGGACCTGCGCGGCCGCGCGGCCTTTGGCAAAGACGACATGGGCGGCAGCGCTGCCAATCGCATCACATCAGGCGGTTCGGGCGTCGCCGGCGCCACTTTGGGCGCCAGCGGCGGTGCGGAGACCCACACGCTCACGACGGCGCAAATGCCGGCGCACAGTCACGCCGTCAGCGATCCCGGCCATGCGCACGTCCAGGATGCCGGCGCGATCCCGCCCGGCGGTCCGTACACCGGCCGCAGCACCTACGGCGACGGCACCAACCTCGGACAGATCCCGACCTATGCCGCCGTCACCGGCCTTTCGATCCAGAACACCGGCGGCGGCGGGGCGCACAACAACCTGCCGCCCGCGCTCGTCCTCAACCACGTCATCAGCACATGATCAGCGGCACCGTTCCTCTCCCTATGCTTGGCATCGTCTGGCCCGATATCTGGCCGCTGCTCGAGCCTGCCGTGCGGCGATCGAAGGACGAGGCGGCGCGGCACGTGCTGGCACTGCTGCGAGCCGGGACCGCCCAGCTGTGGGCGGTCATGGAGAACGGCCGGCCGATTGCCGCCGTGGTGACCCGCGTCAGGCCAGGCGAGCGCTGCCTGCTCTGGCTGATCGGCGGCAGCCGCGCCCGCGAATGGGCCGATGACTTGCTCGTCAAGGTCGAGCAATGGGCGCGCTCGCTTGGCTGCACGGCCCTGTGGGGCGTCGGCCGCCGCGGCTGGGCGCGCATCGTCGAGCCGCGCGGCTTCGTGCGCATCGAGGATTTCGAAGGCCAGCCAGCCTGGCAGAGGAGAATCGCATGATGCAGGTCCATCGTTCGTTCGCGCCCTTCGACTGGCGCCGGGGCATGGTCTACGGCGGCGGTGGCGGCGGATATCAGACGCAGACCTTCCAGCAGAGCAAAAATTCGACCGACGTCGGGCCGCCGGCGCCGATCGCTGATGCTTTGAACAGCGACGAGATCGACCTCTCGAACTGGTACAACGCCCATCCCAACGCGCCGGCGTGGTTCCCCAAGGGCACGGTTGTCGACTACAGCCCGCAGACCGCGCAGTCGATCAACGATCTCTACAGCCGCGGCTATGGCTCGCCCTTCAAGACGGCGTCCCAGGGTCTGGCGATGGACACGCTGGGCGGCAAGTACCTCGACCTCACGACGAATCCCTACCTGCAGGGTTCCATTTCCTACGCCCAACAGCCCGTCATCACGGCGTTCAACAACCAGATCTTGCCGAGCATCACGGGCACGTTCGAAGGGGCGGGGCGCACACCGCAGACCGGCAATCTCGCCGGCAATGCCGTGCAGAACGCGACCGACACGCTGACGCGCAACCTTGCTGGCGCCGCGACGCAGGCCGGCCTCAGCAACTACACGCAGGAGCGCGGCAACCAGATGAACGCGATCGGCATGCTGCCGTCGTTCCAGGCCGCCGACTATCAGGACCTGATGTCTCGCCTGCAGGCCGGCGGCATGCTCGACCAGAAGGCCCAGCAGAAGCTCGAAGCGGAGAACCAGAAGTACGCCTACGAGCAGACCGCGCAGCCCGACTGGATCACGCAGAGGGCCCAGCGAAGGCAGATTATCTACCCGGGAAGCCATACGACCGGGAGCAGCAGTTCATGGGGCACCCAGTACACCCCCGGCAGTGGCGGCGATCTGGGCTCTTTCCTGGGCGCCGGTTTGGGCCTGGGCAGTCTTGCCCTGAAGGCCCTGCCACTCTTCGGCATCAGCGACCGCCGCGACAAGACCGACATCAAGAAGCTTGGCACGGACCCGCTCACCGGGCTGCCGATGGCGGCCTACCGCTACAAGGGTGACCCCAAGACCTACCCGAAGGTCGTTGGCCCGATGGCGCAGGATATCGAGGCCCGCGGCGGCCCGGTGCGCCAGATCGGCGGCCACAAGGTCGTGCCGATGCGCATGCTCAGACCAGCCGGAGGGCTGATGTAATGCCACTTCCCGGTTTCAATCTCACCGCCCGACCGGCGCTGACGCCGCTGCAGCTCATGACGCCGCAGGAGCTCACCGCCGCCGCCTCTGCGGCCTTCCGGCCCGGCGCCCTGATGGGACAGGCACCGTTGGCGATGGGCGGCGGGGCACCGCATCCAGGCTTCAGCCTGGGCGAGGGCATCGCGCTGGCGGGCAGAGCCCTCGATGCATTGGGCAAGCCAGATCCCAACGTCGCGGCCCAGCGTGCGGCCCCGACCTACGACAAGCTCGACCCGACAACCATGCCGTCGACCAGCTCGATCGACCGTGCGCTTGATCCGAGCCTGGGCAGCATCCCCGGCAACGACGTCATGCCACCGACGATCATGGGCCAGCCCGACAGCACGGGCTTCGGCCGCATCATCGACTTCCTCACCGGATGGCTACGCTGATGCCCGACTTCACCGACAATCCCTACTTCGCGCTGATGCCGCGGGAAAACCCGCGTCCGTGGACCTCGACCCTCGGCGCCATGCTGGCAGGGCTCGGCGCCGGCATCAGCCAGGCAAGTGCTGCGAGAATGCCGTGGTACTCGGGCATCGGACCGGGCTCGCTCATGGCAAGCAATCTGCTGAGCCAGCAGGCCAGGCAGGACGAGGCCGACCGGCTTCGGCGCTTCCAGCTCGGCCTTCAAGCGCAGGGTCCGGCGGAGGAAAAGGCCGCCCCCGGCATGAACTTCACGCCGCCCGCGACGGCCGGGATTCAGATGGGGCCACAGGATAGCGGCGGCACCTCGCAGGCTGCGCCGAATCAAGCCGGCAGTCTGCCGGCCCCCAAGACCAAGGCCGAGTTCGACGCGCTCCCCAAGGGGACGCGCTTCAAGGCACCCGACGGTAGCGAGAGGATAAAGCCATGAGCCGGTGGGAAGACACTCCGCCCGAAGACCCGACTGTTTCCGCCGGCCGCGCGGCGCTCGAGCGATCGGGTGATCCTCGGTTCGCACCACAACCGGCTGCCAGCGAGGACAATGGCAGTTGGTGGAAGAGTGCCACACGCGTCGCGACCGCGGTGCCGCAAGGCATCAGCAGCGGGCTCTACGACGCTGTGATGCTCCTGCCCGACATGTCGGGCCGGATCGCTCGCACGCTTGGCCTGGTGTCGCCTGACACACCATTGCCGAGCGAAATGATCCGCGAAGCCGGCCGGAACTTCCGTGACAAGGTCGGCTTCGACTACAACCCGAATATCGTGCCGGAGACCAAGGGCGAGCGCATCGCCATGGACGTCGGCAATGCCATCGGCCAGGTCGCCGCTACCGCAGTGCCTGGCGGCATCGTGGCCAGCGCGGCGCGCGCTCCGGTGGCGGGTCTGCGGACGGCTATCCCAACCTTCGGCCAGACCGTAGGCCGCCAACTGGCGGCCCAACCCGGCCTTCAACTGGCCGGCACCGCGGCGGGCAATGTCGCCACCGATCTTACCGGCAATCCCTACATCGGGCTTGGAACCTCGCTTGCCGTGCCGACGGCTGTACAGGGCGCAATGCGCATCCCGTTTGCCGCGCCGGCCAGGACGGGCGCCGAGGTCGAACGTCGTGCTCTGCTCAAGGACGCAAAGGGCGAAGGCGTCTTGCCATCGTTCGGCACCGTCCTGAACAACTACCCGGCCAAGATCGCGGAAAGCGTGCTGGGCAAGCTGCCCTTTGTCGGGGGCACGCAAGCCAGGCTCCAGGCCGACAACAAGACGGCCTTCGACCGCGCCGCCTTCAACAAGGTGCCCGAGGTCGCAGGGGAGGGGATCGACGCCGCCACGATCGGCAACCGGGACATGGTTCGCGGCCGCATCGATCGAACGTTCGACGACCTCCTCAACAGCACGACCATCAACGTCGATCCGCAGGTCGGGGCCGACATGGTCAAGGCGCGTGCCGACTTCAGCAAGCGGCTGGCCGACCAGATGCCGGGCTCGATCCTCAGCAAGCTGGACGAGCTGCAGAGCGCGGCGACGACACCCGATAAGCCAGGCGCTACCAGCGTCACGCTCGATGGCAATACCTACAAGGACGTCCGCAGCAAGCTCATCGCCCAGCTCGCGACGACCCGCGGCACCGACAAGGCGGCAATCGGGGCGATGATCGACGCCCTCGACGGTGCCGTAGAGCGCTCGCTGCCGCGCGATCTGGTGCCGGACTGGCAAAATGCGCGCACCTCCGCGCGGCGCTTCAGGATGATCGACGATGCCACGGATGCGCAGCACAACGCGCAGACCGACGTCGGCCACATTCCGCCGAGCGCCTTGGCCGCTCGAGCGGGCAACGACAAGGAAATGCAACGGCTGGCGCAGATCGGCACGAGCTTCGTGGGCGACAAGAGGCCGGACCGCGGGACGGCGCTGGGTCACGGCATCATGACGGGCCTTGGTCTGTTGCCCGGTGCCGGTGCCGGCGCGCTCGGCATGCCCATGACGGCAGCGGCGCTCACGGGTGGCGGCTACCTCACCAATCTCGCCCTCAACAATCCCTACATGCGGGCCGCGATGATCAACCGGCTGCAGCGATCGCGCGAGGGCGTCTTGAACCGCGGCCTAATGGCGACGCTCGCTGCGCAGCAGGCCGAGAACGATGCGAGGTAGGACGATGCATTCCCACAGCAGAGCGAACACGACCGAGATGATGGCAACCTGCGCGACCATGCCGTGGTCCGGCCGCCAACCCCTCAATAGGAGCACCCCATGAGCGCAAATGTTGTTCCCATAATGGCCGGTGGCGGCAATGGCACGACGCAGACCGCCGCGACCGGCGCCAACTACACCGCGCTTGGCGCCCAGCGCTGCAGCCAGCTCACCATCATGAACAACACCGGCACGGCAATCGGCGTGCGCCAGGACGGCGCCGGCGCCGAGGTGCCGGTGTTCGACAAGTCGTACTTCACGTTCTACGGGCTGGGCGATGCCAGCCAGCTCAGCATTCGGCGCGTCGACCAGAGCAACACGCAGGTCACCGTCGCCTACCGGTGGGAGGGTTAGAGCGATGCTCGGCAACCGATGCCGCTGGGGGGCGGCGCGCGCCTACGACAGCGACGCACTGGCCTGGCAGACGGCGGTGGTGGGTGCAGGCGGCTCCGTCTCCTATGCCCAGCTCGGCTACGTCGATCGCCTGGTCTTCGACCTCAAGGCCGCCGGCGTGTGGACGTCGCTCGACCGGCTGTTTCTATTCGCGGCCGAGAGCACGCCGCAGGCCCTTGTCGATTTGATCGCTCGAGCAAGCGCCACGGCGGTCAACAGCCCGGCCTTCACCGCGAACCGCGGCTGGCAGGGCAACGGAACGTCGAGCTATGTCGATTCCAACTTCAATCCAGTCGGGGGAGGGAAATACAGCCAAAACGACGCGGCCTGGGGTGTGTGGCTCGAAACGAACTCGGGCTCCGGCGGCATGGTCGGCAACGACAACGGAGCATACAGCCGTTTCTTGATTAACAGCTCCCTCAACCGCGAACTCAACATCAACTCGCTGACCAACGGCGGCAGCTATAACGCCGCTCAATCGACGGGCTTTCATCACGGCCAGCGAACCGGGGCGTCGGCGAGCGCGGCCTACGGCGTGAACGGAGCGCAAGAAGCAACAACCTCCACGTCGAGCTTCGGCCCTCCGAACCGGACGATCACCTTTCTCGCCGTCAACTACACCGCTCTGGCACTGTTCAGCGCATCGCGCCTTGCTGCAGGCTGGATCGGCAAGAGTATCACGCCCTCGCAGGTCGCGTCGTTCTACACGGCCATGCGGACCTACATGACTTCGGTGGGGGTGCCCTGATGGCTACGGTGATCATCCTCAGTTCTGCGCAGGCCAATCAGGTGCGCGGTCCCTCGGGCGAGGCGTCGACGCTTGCCACCCTGCAACCCATCGCGCTGTTGGACGGCACGTTCTATCTCGGCGTCGAAACTCTCAGCGATGCCAATTTCGCCGAGCACCACGCCTTGCTGGCCGGCTTGCCGCAGGTCGACTTCAGCTCGATCCAGGCCCTGATCCCTCCATCGCCGGGCTGAACCATGGATCCGGCGCTCAACAGCATCATCGCTCCCTGGGCCCAGCTCGGCATCGTGGGCTCGGTCGTGCTGGCGCTGGGTATCACGGTGTGGCTGCAGTGGCGGCACATCGTCGATCAAGCGGCGGCGCATCTTGCCGATGTGAAGGCTTGTGCTGCGACCACGGCCGAGCTGCTGGTCAAGAAGATCGAGAGTGACAACGCGCTCGCCAATGCGCTGGAGCGCCTGAGCGATCGGGTGAAGTCATGACCAAGCCCAGACCCTGCTTTGAGACCAACAAGGCGCTGGAGGAGGCCGCAAGGCTTGCCGAGCAGCGCAAGTGCGAGGCCATCGACAGGCTCAACGCCAAGCTCGGGCCGCGCGACGCCTTCGAGCAGGCCATGGACGACCTTTTGGACGCCGACGAGCGTGCCTTGAAGGAGAAAGGCCGATGATCGACCGCAAGAGATTCTTCGATGGCGTACGCGCCAGCCTCTTCCACGGCATCCTGAACCAGGGCCAGGTCGACGGCATGGGCGCCATGCTGGACGAGTGGGAGCGCCGAAAGCTCAGCGATCTGCGCTGGCTGGCCGACATGATGGGCACCGTCTATCGCGAGTGCGGCCCCAACATGGTGCCGGTGCGCGAAGCGCACTGGCTGAGCGAAGACTGGCGCCGGGAGAACCTGCGCTACTACCCGTACTACGGCCGCGGCCTGGTCCAGCTGACCTGGGCCGACAACTACCGCAAGCAGGGCGAGCGGCTGGGCGTCGACCTGCTCGGCCATCCCGACCTCGCGCTCGAGCCCAGGATCGCCTCGAACATCATGTTCGAAGGCATGATCGGCGGCCAGTTCACCGGCAGGAAGCTTGCCGACTACTTCAACGCCACGACCGAGGACTGGGTCGAGGCGCGCAGGATCATCAACGGCCTCGACCATGCCGAGGAGATCGCCGCGGTCTCGCGCAAGTTCTACGCGGCGCTACAGGCCGCAACGGCGAAGGAGGCGGCATGAGCGCGCTCCTCGGCCGGCTGGCTCCCTACAGCCTGATCGCGCTGGCAATCGCCGGCGTGGTCATTTGGGGCCTGATCCAGCGCAACGCCGCGATCGGCGGCGAGTTTGCCGCTGCCAAGGGCGTGATCAAGCAGCACGAGGAGGACGCCCGGAAAAACGCCGAGGCCGTCCAAAAACTTTCCGACACGCTCAGCAAGACGGAAACCAAGGTCGTCACTGTCACGGAGAAGGTCTATGCCGCGCCCATCACGCGCGATTGCGCTCAGTCTCCTGCCATGCGGGCTGCTTCTGACGGCCTGCGGCAGCTCTTTTCAGGCGGTCAAGCCGATGATCGACGCGAGCCTGATGCAGCCCTGCGTCGACCCGCTGCTGGCCCCGGAGGAGGCAAGTGACAACGAGATCGCCGCCGAGCGGCTCAGGCTGGCGAAGGCCTATCTCGACTGCAAGGCGCGCCATGCTGCTCTGGCTGATCGGGTGCGCTAGCGTGCTTGCCCACGATCCCTACACCGGCTGGACGGACGGTCGCGGCTTCTCCTGCTGCGACAACGGCGATTGCCGGCCGACGCGGGCCTACGTCGACGACGACGGGCGCTGGCGGGCGCTGGGCGACGGCCGGTGGCTGATCGTTCCGCCCGACGCCGTGCTGCGCATTCCGTCGCCCGACGGCCGCAGCCACATCTGCATGACGCCGGGAGCGATCGAGCCTCGCTGCTTCGTGCCCGGTGAGATCAGGAGCTGACCATGGACATCACGCAAACGAACTGGAATGAGAGCGACGCCAGCAACAGCACCGCGGCGCCCGACGGCGCGCCCGAGGGCATGGCACCATCGGGGGTGAACGATGTCCTGCGCGCCCACCAGGGCGCCCTCAAACGCTGGTACAACTGGTCGATCCCCAAGCTCACCGCCGGCACGTCGACGGCCTACGCGCTGACCTATAGCGTGGCGCCCGGCGCGCTGGTCGACGGCATGACCCATTTGGTCGAGTTCCACACCACCAACGGGGCGGCACCGACGCTCAATGTGAACGCCCTCGGCGCGGTGCCACTATACTACTATAGCTACGGTGCTTGGCGTGCGCTGCCGGCCAGCCTGTTCGGCGCCAATGCATTGCTGCGCGTGGCCTACCATGCGAGCTCGGGCGTCTATCGGCTGATCGGCCGGGAAGATCGTACCGGCGTAATCGAGGATTTCGCGGGCGCCACGGCTCCGGCGGGGACGCTCCTCTGCTACGGTCAGGCCATTAGCCGCACGACCTATGCCGGCCTGTTCGCGGCGCTCGGAACGGCCCATGGTGCCGGTGACGGCTCGACCACCTTCAACCTGCCGGACCTGCGCGACCGCGCCACAATCGGTAAAGGCGACATGGGCGGCCCTGCGGCGAACCGGATCACCAGTGCTGTGTCAGGTATCGACACGACGGTACTCGGGGTTGCTGGTGGTGCGCAGAGCAAGACGGCAAACGTCAGCAGTATTCCTGTCACTGGCACCGCTTCCGGAACCATGACGGGCGGAACGGGTGGCCCGGATGCCGTCAATGCTGCTGCTGCAGGAAGTGCCCAGCCAATTGCGACCGATGGACACGGTCACAGTGTCTCAGTGAGTGGCACCTTGACTCTGACCGCCAGTGCATCAGGCACCTCCAGCGCCTTCAGCGTCGTGCAGCCTGGCGCCGTGGTGAACAAGATCATCAGGATCTGAGGGCCGGCGTCTCATAGTCGGTGCAGTCCAGCGGCAGTCGAAACGGCGCCTTGTGACGTTTCCGCAGAAGGAAGTGCACAAAGGCGTCCTGGCTGGCAAAGGGGCGATTGACGCCGGCGAGCTCGATCTCGGCGTATTGCCGTCGTTCCTCCGATGCCCAAATCCACCGATCTACGATTTCGTAGCCGTTGACTTCCTGCAGCCGGGTAAAGAACTTGGGATTGTAACTGATGAGGCCGTGGCTGAAGTCGCCAGCCATCGGAACGCCATGATACATCAAGCCGCCGACGGCGCAGGCATCATGGATGAGGCGGAAGGCATTGAGCTGGTTTAAGACATGCTCGGTCGTACCGCAGTTCGTGACCAGCGCATACCGGCCGCGATGCCAGAACGGCAGCCGGCTGGCATTGAGATCGATCTTGAGCGTGTGCGGATAGGGCGTGATGTCGATCGCTTGGTACTTGAAACCGGCGCGCTGGAACAGATCGGCGGCAAACGCGCGGTTGGCCATGCGGGCGAGCTCGCCATCGGCATAGGGCCGGCCGCCGAAGTGGCGCAGGAAGCGGTTGAGCGATTCGGGATCCTCGGTACAGAACAGTTCCGACGTACCGACGTCGAGCACCGCGGCGCCCGGCTTCAGTCCCCACGTGGTGAATATGTCAAGCAGGCCTGGATTATAGCCCATCGCTTCCTCGGTCGACCTATGCTGCCCTGCAATGCCCAAGCCCGCAACTCCGCGTAACCACCCGCCTATCCCGTGCAAGCGTTCGGCGCCCCTGGCAAAATCTAGGTAAGTACGCGGATCGAGAAGTGGTCGTTGACGCGCCGAAGCTGCAGCGAGGTCTTATCGAAGGGCTGACTGAGGAAGTCACCCCACCGAGCTTTTGCCGGCCGAATGAGCACCTGGAGCGACAGACGTTCGACCGGGTAAGTCTGGGCGGGCAGTGTGAAGTGCGGCGTGAGTGATGACCACACGACGGCGTCGCCCATGCGCAGCAGCGGCGTCACAGCTTCAGGGCTGTTCGACAAGAGGTGCCCGCGCAAAGCGACATGGTACCGGTTGTAGCGCTCGTCCCGCTCACCTTCTTCAGGCAGGCCAAGTTCTTTCTCGGGCACTGCCTTGCGCCGCGGCCAGGGAATGACACTCGGCACGCCGGAGCGATAGTCGAGATCCTGCAGGGGGACCCAAATCGTGTGCGAGCCGCCGAGTGGTGCGGTGTCCAGCGACCAGCTGTCGAGGTGCAGCTCGGTGGTCTGAGCCGCAAAGAAGAGCAGCGTTTGGTGGACGATGTAGTGATGGCGCTCGCCATCCAGGTCGCGCAGTCGCTCGCCAAGCTCGGGGGCGGTGACCAGGGCACATAGCCGACTTTGCAGTTCAGCGAGCTCGGGGGGCAGCGAGGCGTGGGCGTGCAGCACCGAATTGCGGAGCACCGTGCTTGCCTCGAAAAGGTCGTTGGGCGCGAATTGGCCATCCTGTCGGCGCAGCTTGCCCACGTAAGGGAGGATGAGGTGGCGAGTGAGGTCAGCGGTCGACGCGATCTCGGCAGCCGGGAATAACCTTCGGAGGACCCGATAACCGCGAGCATCGTACTGGCGACGCGCGCTGTTCAAAAATCTCATCAGGCAATGCTGCCCGCCCGCCAGTTGCACGGCAAGGCCCGTGGACTACGGCCATCGGGGGTATATCATCGCGATCTAAAGGGCCGCGCCGCTGCTGGTCGAGTCCGCGAAGTCGGTCTATACGCCATAGGATGCTCGTTAAGCTCTTGAAGGATGGCGCGCTTTGCGTTGTTGCAATCGTCGTCGCGGCAGTGCTTCTGGAACTCAGCCTGCGGGCAGCGGCGCATCTCGGTTGGGTCGAGATCGACATCAACCCCCTGAATGGCTTCTGGGCGGACTTGAATCCGGACTTCGGCGTCTGGCACCGCTCGAATGCGTCGTACACGCACGAAAAGTCGTGCTTTCGTGTCACGTACACGAGCAATTCCTATGGCGCGCTCGACAAGGAGCGAAGCCGACGGTCGGCGGCCCCCCGAGTCGTGGTGCTGGGCGATTCAATGGTCGAGGGCCTTACCCTCGAGACCCCGCAGCGGCTTTCGAACCGACTGGAGGAGATGACCGGCGTGGAGCACCTGAACTTTGCCAGCTCGCAAACCTTCGGCCCGGTCCAGTACCTGCTCGCCTATGAAACGCTGGCCAAGAAGTTCGATCATGACGTCGTCCTGGTGGGGTTTCTGCCCGAGAACGACTTCACCGACAGCAACTGGGAGATCGGCCAGAAGGCTTTCTACAATCGATATCGGCCCTACTTCGTCGGCGCAAATGGCAGCTACGAGCTTGTCTACTTCAACAAGGCGTACTTCGATTTGCCGCAAGGAGATGGCCTGCTCGACTATCTGTGGAACAACACGATGACGGCCCGTGCGGTGCGTCGGGCCTATGCCATCCACCGCTACCAGACCGTGATCGACAATCAGGTCGTCCAAGCGGCCGAGCCCCTGACCAAGGGCGTGAGGTCCTTCTATTACGACTACGACAAGGCCGATCAGCAGATTACGCGCTACACTCTTGAGCGGCTGGTGCGCGCCGCCGACGGCCGCCCTGTGGTGATTGTCTCGATCCCGTTCAAGCGCGACCTGCAGAACCTGCAGGAGCGTGGCACGCCTCCCCTGCCAGCCTGGTTCGACCAGATGGCAAAGGAGCTAGGCTTCACCTACGTCGACCTACTGCCGATCCTTGCGGCGAAGCCAGCGGATTGGAGCGGCTACTATCATGCCTGCGATCACCACTGGACGGCCAAGGCGAACGCCATCGTGGCGAAAGCGCTGACGCCCGTGATCGAACGGGCGCTCGCCAAGGCACGTCAAGGCTCGCGGGCGACGGCAGACTGACCACGTCTGAGATGCAATAGAAAGCGAGCTGTGCAGGCTGCTGCCCCCAAAATAGCGCCCGCACATGCCGAACAGGTGGCAGCGGGCTCGGCCGCGCAACGCTTGCGCCTATGCACGCAGCGCTGCGCGACAACGCGGGGGCGAAGGCGCCGGTCGAGGCCTTCTCGCTCCCGTCTGGCGCTTCACATTGAACACTAAGGAAGCCGCTTACTGGGCAGCCTTGCCTGCCAAGGCCGGATCCTGCGGGACATCCATATGCTCGTTGGCAAACCTTTTCTGTAGAGCGACGATGGTGGCACGAGGGTCAGTGTCGCAACCGCTAACGAGCAGAGCGTCCGACGCGTGCATGAATTGTGTGGGCGGATGCAGGCTTAGGTAGGTTCGCGCGAGCGTGCTGCAGTACTTCCTGTCGGCGGCCGAAGTTGATGCGGCGCTCTGCTGCGCCGACGCCTGGAACGCCAGACCCAACGACAGGGCCGAGATCATGGAAAGACAGATTACCTTCACGAGTGATGCTCCTTATGGGGATAGATCGTGGGCATAATTTGGACCGCACGACGGGTCGCCCATGTGGCCTGAGCGAAGTGCAAAGACATTGATCGCAACGGCCAAAGTATTGACATCTACCGCCAACGCCGATACGCGCACGCGCGCATCAAGGGGTATGTCTGCAGGGTGCGATCCAAGATCCTTTGCGGCGCCCGAACGCGGCGCGGCACACCCTGCCTAATGCAAGGCAATTCGCACTAAGCGCGGCTCCTGGCGGTGTCGGCTGCACGGTGGCTTGTCTACGGGACCGAAGACCGCTGAGGGCCGAGCTCGCATTGCGGAGGCTGCAAGGGCGCGCGCGACCAACGGGTCGGCGGCGCGTCTTTGCAAAGTAGACCGAATCAGCCAGTAAACGAGCCCCGCGTTGGGCGATAACGACACCTGAGAGCAGGTCGATAACAGGCCACCGGGAACAACGACGTAACAACGAGCACCGCGCTCGTGCTTTCGGCCGCAAGGTCAATGGCTTGGCAGTTAAAAAATGACGTGGGGAACACGAAATTCTGCGGTCTGCTTACCCAGTGCTTACCCAGCCCATTTGCGGACGGGGACTTCAGTTCGTAAGTCTTGGAAAAAATTGGCGGACCCGGCGAGATTCGAACTCACGACCTCTGCCTTCGGAGGGCAGCGCTCTATCCAGCTGAGCTACGGGTCCACAATGCGCCGCGACCATAGCGGAGGGAGTTGTCGCGTGCAACGGAGCGTCTTGGCGCGGCCCGTCAATTCGGCCACAGTCCCCTGACCGAACAGCAGGGGGATGTCATGCCCCGCAACCGTCGCGAGTTCTTGCGCGCCTCTGGCGTTGCCTCGCTTGCCCTCGCTTTGCCGTGGCGCGCCGTGCACGCGCAATTCAGTCAGCCGCTGGACGTGGTCAAGATCGTCACCGGCTTCCCGCCGGGCGGCACCTCCGACACGCTCTGTCGCCGGGTGGCCGAGAACCTGCGCGGCACCACCTACACTAAGTCGGCCTTGGTCGAGAACAAGGCGGGCGCCGGCGGCCAGATCGCCGTGCAGGCCATGAAGGGCGCGCCGACCGACGGCAGCGTCATCCTGCAGACGCCGGCCTCGATGTTGATGCTCTATCCCCACATCTACAAGGAGCTCGCCTACGACGCCTTCACCGACGTCACCGCGATATCGCTCGCCTGCACTTTCGATTTCGCCTTCTGCGTCGGGCCGGCCGTGCCCGACAGCGTCAAGGACATCGCGGGCTTCCTCGCCTGGTGCAAGGCCAATCCCGGCCAGGCCAATTACGGCTCGCCGGCGGCGGGCTCGGTGCCGCATTTCATCGGCGTGCTGCTGGGCCAGGCGGGCGGCGTCGAGCTCAGGCACGTCGCCTATCGCGGCAGTGCGCCCGCCGTCCAGGACCTGTTGGCCGGCCAAGTGCAGGCGGTGTCGGCGCCGGTCGGCGAGTTCCTGCAGCAGGCCAATGCCGGCAAGCTGCGGTTCCTCGGCGTTTCCGGCGCCGAACGCAGCCGCTTTGCGCCCAAGGTGCCGACCTTCGCCGAGCAAGGTTTTAAGGACCTGGTCTTCTCCGAGTGGTTCGGCTTCTTCGCGCCCGGCAGCACGCAGCCGGCGGTCGTGCAGCGCGCCAATACCGCGCTGCGCGTGGCACTGGAGCAGAAGGACGTCGTCGACGGCCTGACGGTGATGGGCCTGCAAGCGGCCTCGTCGACGCCCGAGGATCTCGCCAAGCTCTTGAAGGAGAGCTACGACCGCTGGGGTCCGATCGTGAAGAAGATCGGCTTCACCGCCGAGTCTTGATCACGGCGGTCTCCGCTCGAACTGCGAGCCGCCATAGGACTGGTCCGTCGGCACGATCTCCATGTAGCTCACATCCATGCGCTGCGGCGCGCCCAGCACGAACATGACCGCTTCGGCGATATCGTCCGGCTGCAGGCAGTCGAACCCCTCGTAGAAGTGGCGGCGGCCCTGGTCGCGATCCTCCAGCAGAGCGAGGTGCGCGCCGGTCTCGACCCGGCCCGGCGCGATCACGCTCACCCGCACGCCGCTGCCGTGAAGGTCCAGGCGCAAGGTGTGGCCGAGATTGTGGATCGCCGCCTTGGTCATGGCATAGACCGGCATGCCCGGGATCGGCTGGGCGCCGGCCATCGAGCCGAGATTGACGATGTGGCCCAGGCCGCGCGCCTTCATGCCGGGCACGGTGGCGGCGAGGCAGTTGAGCATGCCCTTGACGTTGACCTCCATCAGCGCGTCGATGTCGTCCGGCGCGGCTTCCCAGGAAGCCGTCGAGCG